TTTACTCATTTTCAGGCCAATTGCAAGTATTTCCTCTTCTTTTGGCCATTCTTCGTGAAAGTACCTTATCTCCTTACACGCCGGACTCTCGGATTCTCTTTGTTTCTTTGTGTTCATCTATGTAGGGTCAAACTCCGAGGTGTTAATTGATTCATCTAGGTCATATATGCTGTAATCACCAGTCAAGTCTTTACCTATATCGGATATACTCTCTCCAGACGTTGGAAGTGGTGTTCCTACACTATCTTTCATACATTTGATTATCATATCGTGACTTCCAGTCTCTACGGCAACAATATGTTTAATCGCCAATACTACATATCTACCTGCAAAATATGGATTTGCAATGTCTTCCTCATCTGGATTGGTTGGTCGCAATAGTGGTAATGATATATTAATCATATCGCCCACTCTTAAATCGGTCTTACCATATACTGACATATTCAATACATTTTGTCTTAACACTTGTGATTTTGATAGTTGTTTAGGTAATGTTGCTGATACTGGTACAAACTCATAGTCATTATGTATCTTTGTTGTATCGGTCATTACCATTCTCTTACTATTGGGCAAATCTGTAATCGCCTTTGCGTTCTCTGATTCTTTACTAAACGGAGCAATTGGTGTCATACTAAATGCTGATGAGCCTGTGCCTATGGGCTCAGCGTGATATTCTTTTTCAAAGTTAGAATGGTAGTCAAAGTTATGTTCAGTAATAGTTTTATTAAAGGCGTCGTGTACAACTAGTTTATTTGCGTACATACCCTTTTGCATATTTTCTAGTGTTGCCATTGGTGATTCAAAGTCATATGATTTAATACTCATCATACGTCTTTCTGTATTTTGTAACATATCATTGTCCATATCGGTGGTTTGTACCATCTGTGTTTGGTAGTTCCATTTTGATTTACGCAATCTACCACCACCAAAACTAAACAATGATTCTAAACTTCTAAAATGGTAACCATCTGCCGTCTCATAGAACATATAACCTGAATTATTATACTTTGCACTTATAGCCTGTCTTGCTAGAAATGATATTGTCTCGTATGGTTTTTTACTTGGTATGACATATTTGGCATTTGTCTTTGTCGGTTCAAAGAAAAATCTCTTTTTACTGTTTAGATATTTCTTATTACGCAATACCTTTTGTACACCATTTTCTACTGGTCCTGTAAATGCCTCACTTACACTTTCTGTCACATTTTCATATGATTCAGGCGAACAAAATAATATCTCGTAATACTGTTTTTTAGGATTAGTAGGGTCAAGTGTGATATTTGCAATTTTAAATATTCTAAACGGTACACCAGTATCTTCGGTGTAGTCATAGCCTAATAAACCTGGTGTGTTAAATGATAATGATAATCTTTCTAAACCTGTGATTGGTAATGTAGTTCTAAAGTCGTTATTGTCTTCAACGATAATTCTACCTGCTAATGAGTAAGCAAATAGATTTTCTGTTAACTCAAACGTTCTTAAAATCGGTAGAATATCTAACGATTTAAACTTATCTTGTCTAGGATTATTTGATTCTTGGTACGATATAATCTTTAGTTCGGTGAGGTTATATTGACCTGCTTTGTCTAATGTGTATAAATCTTGTGACATTTCATTATCTATTAATCATTTTTTTAAATTCAGTTACAAACGCATTTAGATATTGTGGCTCTAACATCTTAATCGTTCTCTTTTTGTCTTGCAATCTTCTTTCGTATTCAATATTTGATACTGCTCCTGCTCCTAATTCTGTGCTGTTTACTTCTACCATATGGCTGTAATCACTAGGTCCATCACCTTTTAGTTTACCACTTGATTGTATTTTCTCGTAATGGTGTATGCTTTCAGCGTTATCATATTTGTCTTTTACAAATTGTTGAAAGTTATACTCATCTAAAGGCCAGTCATAATATCTGTTTACAATATTGTTAACTAAACACACAACAAAGAAATACTTGGCGTCACCATATGCTTTAAATGCTACAGTTTCAGGTGAATCACCCTCTTGTATATCATAGTCATCTAATAATACTACGTTGTTCAATATTTTACTTCTTGTCTTTACACGTCTGAATATATCAGGCGTTAACTTGAAATCATCTGTGCCTAATACATCATATGCTATTTTTGGAAATTGTTCAAAGTAAAACATTATGCACCCTTAATTATATCTCGTTTGGTTAATAATCTGTCCTCTGTAAACTCTAATGACATCTTAATGTGTGTTGGCATACCGTTACCAAATGTAGAAACTTGTCCGTCTGGTGTATAATCTACTATAACATTGGTCAAGTATGCAGCTGCTATGCCGTGTAAATATTTATTCTGTTTGCCATTAAACATATAACTTATTCTGAAATAGTTTGGTATAGAAAATATACTACCAAAACCTGCACCTAAACCTGGTGCTGAATTGTATTTCATAATGTTAATAATCTTTTGTACTGCCTCACCCTCTTTTTCATTTCTAGGGGCAAAGTCAAACTCGTATGTAAAACTTCTAAAGTTTGGTGCTGAATAAAATTGTTCAGCTCTAGGATTAATAGCAACACCACCTCTTTTGGCAGCCATTCTTACAGGATCCCCTAAACCCATTGCGTCAGCAGCTTGACCTACAATTTTAGAACCTTCTCTCAATAGAGGACCAACTGTGCCCTCAATACCAGCAGTCATTTTATTTAATGCGCCTTCAGCGTCCATAACTTTCTTTAGACCTGCCTCTAAATCACCTGTTACTCCTAAATCTTCATTATCATATGATTGTGAATAAGAAACTTTAATATTAGGTGGCATATAAATTGAAACAGCAGACGTTGTAATAGTTTTATCACCTTGTCTCGGTACATTACCGTCTGGTGTCTTTAAATTAAATTCTTTATTTTTTAAGGCCTTGTCTATCTTAATAGCTTTTGCTACCTTACCAAATGTGGTCTCTTTAGCATTTGGATTTCTTAATGACGCCTCACCACCGTGTGTGAATGTGGTTGCCTCTTGTGGTTCATAACCAACATAACCTGATTCAAATAGTATAAAATGACCTAGTTCATTATTACCTAGGTCAAGAGGATAATGAACAGGTGTAAATGCTAGTGGATTTGATTTTAATTTTTCTTGTGGCGATTCTTGAATATCAAATGGTGATTTACCAAATTCGTGTTTAATTGCCTTACCGGCAGATTGAGCGCTCTGTTTACCATTAACAAAACTTGAAGCCATATCTGTTATGTATGGTGTCGCTAAACTAGTTAGATGATTTTTTAAACTCTTAAATGCCATTTATAAATACCTTTATCAATATTTATATAGATTATAGGTGATAAAATGAGAAAGAGTTATAAAGGTTTATACAATCCAACCCATCCGAAGAAGTATATTGGTGACAGCAAACAAATAGTCTACCGTTCATTATTAGAAAGACGCTTTATGCGTTATTGTGACCTAAATGAAGATGTATCATTTTGGGCAAGTGAAGAATTAGCAATCAAGTATTATAATCCAATCACAAAGAAATTTCATAGATATTTTCCAGACTTCATTATCAAAACGACCAATAATGAAAAGTTTATGATAGAGATAAAACCTTATCGTCAACTAACACCACCAAAAACGCCAACTAAAAAGAGTAGGTCTTATATGCGTGAGAGCTTAGAGTATATTAAGAACAAGGCAAAGTGGTCAGCTGCCAAAGAGTATTGTGATGATAATGGTCTTAAATTCAAATTTATTACAGAAAAAGATTTAGGTAAATATTAAGTATGTAGACCAGCACCCACTTGATAATCTGTACCACTCATTGATTTTACATCTTTTTTACCATAAAAGTGACTATCTGATTTAATAGATGAGACAGATGATGGTGCTGAAACAAGACTAACTTGTGGATTTCCTCCATCTCTTACGGGTTTCATATCTGTACTTGCTTTTTGTTCTTTCAATAATTTTTTACTGTCAGTTTCTAATGACTGTTCAACAAGTCTCATTAATCTTTCGGGGTCACCTTCGTATAATTTTTGTAATTGTGCAAAACTATAACCTAAATTTTTGTCTCTATCTTTTTCTGCTCTCTCTAAACGCCTTTCTGCGCCATTTAATAAGTATTGTACTTTTCTAATCTCTCTATCATATTCCAGAAGACTAGCAGTATCACCCTTATCTATTCTGGCTTTTTCTTTGTCTTTTTTTGCCGCCTCTAAGTCTTTTTTAAGTTGTATTATTGTATCTTCTTGCTCTTTTACAGCTGAATTTAATGCTGGCATTTTTTCTAATGAATCACCTTGACCTTGCATTGTACCATCTAAAGTTCTTAATGCTGAGCTACTTACACTATCTTTATCAATTTTTACCTGTTCTCGTACAACATCTTGAAAACGGTCGCTCAATGTGTTTAGTTTTTCAAATATCTGTTTACCTTGTTCACCAAATGCACCACCAAGAGCTAGTTGTTTTAATTCAGTTATAGTTCTTAAATAAGTTCTTGATTTACTACCATCACTCATTATTGCTTTTAATGCGTCATCATTCATATTTGTAAATGACGTTGCTAAAGCAGCCAAATTTTTTGCGGACGTATCTTCAAGGTTACCTTGTTTCATTTGTTCTACGCCTTCTTTGGTAGCAATTTTTGCTTTACCTAATTCTGATTGAGTACCTAAACGAATACCCATATTTTCTAAAATGCCTTCTTCTTGTTTTGCAGCCCATTGACCCATTTCTCTATCGACTTGAGCAACGGTACCTTTTAATTTTTCTAATGTTCTTTCTTGGTACTCATCAACCTTTTTAGCTAAGAAAATTGCAGCTGCACCAGCGGCTAGACCTACACCAACAGCAAGTAAAACAGGCGTGGCTGCTATTGCACCACCTAAAGTTTTAACCATTGGTAATTTTGAAGTGGCCATCAACTTACCTAATTTACCTACACCATAAACACTAGTTGCACCAGCAAAAGGAAGAGCGGCAAAATAACCATCATTTAAATCTTTGGCATTCATACCACCAGCCATATATTCGTGTATTCTTGCAATCATTGGTATAGTACCACCAATAATAGCACCTGGTAATCCTGCAATAGCGGCACCAGCAACTGCACCTGTAGCAGAGTTTTTTATATCTTTTTTAAATTGTTCTTTCATACCCAATTTAAATTCTTCATCAACATATTCTACTAAAGGTCCTGCTACAGCACTTGCAACTATTGTATATAAACCACCTTTGAATAGTTTTTTACCAAGAGATTTACCAACTGCTTTCATACCACCTTGTGACATAATACTTTTAGTTATAGCTGCACCAAATCCTAATGTAGCAATATTACCTAGTGAACCAAAGTCAAAACCTTTTTTATCTTCGGGGTCTAAATCAACACCGGCAGGTGCACCAATAGGTGTGCCTGTGTCTTGTTGACCTTTTTCTTCTTTTAATGCTTCAGCAGCGTCTTCTCTTGCTTTTCTTTCAGAAAATTTTTGTAAATCTAATTGGTCTGATAATATATCTGCTGTTCTTGTTGTTTGATATAATGTTTTTGATGTATCATTTTTGATACCTAATAAAACAGAGACGGACATAGCAGACGCACCAGCTTGAACCATCGCCGAAGTTTGTTCTTTCGGTGTTAGTAAACTTGTAATACCGGATAGTGATGTACCAACTTTGTTTTGTAAAGTTGATACTACTCCGATTGATGGTAAAGCTACGTCAGCCATTATTTTTGTATCTTACTGGATTTACCGTTAACATATAAACCAAACCAGGCAGCGCCGGCACCAACTACAACAGATACGAAACCTGCTTGTGCATTATTAGGGTCAGTCAATGCCATAAACCAAGTCATAGTTTCATAGAACACAAGTCCATATAAAACCATCATTAATCTAGGTACTGTTCTCCAATTCGATAAGAATTGAGGTAGTTCTTCTTTTAAAAACCACCATAACCATTTTACTTTATCTGTAAAACTAGTCTTTAACTCTTCTATCATTTGTTGTTCCTCTCTCTAATTTTTTCGTTTTCTTCCTTGATGTGTTTCAGTAACAAACCAACGTATATATCCCTCTCCCAAGGTAGCATATTCTCTAATTCTGTCAGAGAATATTTATGATGTTGCATTAAAGCAAAATTAACCTGATAATAATTCTCTAGGCTGTCGTGAGAGAGGGCAATACGAAAAAATCCTGTGCCCCTTTCAACACTATCTTGCTTTTCACTTTTGTTTTAGGATTTTCTAACTCAATCTCTTCTCTTAATTGAGGCATAGTATCAAAAAACTTATTCATTTTATCAAAAGTTGCTCTATCTAAACTCTCTAAAAATTGATGTAATTCTTTTTTACTATAATCCTTAACATTATGTTCTTCTTCTCCGTCAACAATTCTATCAATACAATTACCTATCATATCAAATAATGCTTCTGTCTTAGCAGCTTTAACATCATATGATTGTGCTACTGAATCTATTGTAGGGTACTTCATAATAATTTTAATATTTTCATTTACTTCGATAACGTTTGTATGTTCGTCATCTACTTGTACCTCAACTTTAGATAAATCAATTTCTGTATTTGCATAAGTTTGACCATCATCAGGACAAAGTAATCTTAACTTTGCTACCTCACCAACTGACTTAGCACGTATATTTAAAAATATAAACTCTAAATCAAATGTAGGTATCTGACCACCGTCAATCTCACCAAAAGTACAAACTTGAACACAGTCTTTAATTGCTTGTTTAATATCACTATCTTCACCAGACTCTAAAGCTTGTAATAAAACTTTTTCTTCTTTTACAAGAAAAGGTCTATATTTTAACTTTGTGTCTGCCGAAGGTAATGTCAACTCAAAAGTTGGTGTCTCAATTACTGGCAATGCCATTATGTATCTCCTTTATTAATTATAAAAATGGTGGAAATACTCTTCCACCTGTAACTTTACCAATTGGTAAATTTCTCTTACTTGTTTGTAAAATATCTCTGCCTGCTCTTCTAACTTCAGGTGGCAATTTACTTAATAATCCACCAAACAAACCAAAGTTTCCACCTGGTTTAATAGTTGGTGTATTACCAAAAGGTTTGCCATAACCTACTGCTTCAACATCTGCTAATGTTAAATTCTGCCACGTTCTATATCTCAACTTAATAGGCACATTAATAAATGTATTTGTTTCACCATAACTTAAATCATATGAGCCGATTGTTTCTGGATATACTTCGTTTAATCTTACTGCGTAGGTAACTCTATCTCTATCTTGTTCATTATCAAAAGAGCCTAATTGATAGATGTAAACATTACCAACATAGTTATCATAATAGTTCATATGGTGAGTTGTGTTACCACTTGCTTCAAAACCACGGTGTGCTACGCCTACGTCTGAAATTTTACTTTGCCAATTTTCCCAAAAATTTCTTTGTGTATTATATTTGTCTGTATAAAATGTACACTCAATTTCACCAGAATAAGAATATGCGTAAGGTATTTCTCTTCTTGGTCCGTACATTTGATGTGGCACCGTATTAATGTCTCTTGATGGCATAGTGATTTTATTACACATCATACCAACATTTCTAACTTGGTCTGGCATTTCTAAATCTCTCTTACCCGTTGGTTGCGTATCGGCACCGCCACCGGTCAATCCAACAGGTGTTGGTAAGTTTATATAAACCAAATATCTTGTTGGTCTTGCTAAACCCTCACCTTTATTAATTTCTGAAATAAATCTATTTACAGTAGATTCAGGATTGCCACCTGGTTTTCTACCTAATCTTTCATCACCATTGACATTATCGAGTGACCTATCTCTAGGTAAACCTATTCTAATATCGTGATTACCGATACGTCTGCCCCCACGTAAAATTGCCATTAGATTTTTCTCCTACTATCAGCAAATACTTGACCAAGACTTGCCTTTTTAAATTGTGCTACTGGTAAATAAA